CTCCGAAAACTGTTGAATCGACGCATTGCCTAGCGTGTTGGCCCGGGTGAGAACATCGGTGACGCGGGTGAGATTTTTGAGATTTATTGCCACATCTGCCGACTTCAGCCCGAGCGCGCTTTGTGCGTCGGTCGCCAGATCGGTCGCCGTCGCTAGGCTGAAGTTTCCCGCCTGCGCGAAGTAGGCTACCTGGGGCAACGCCGCTAGACTCGCCTTTGCATCCATGCCTGCCGACGCGAGATAGAAGTAGGCTTGCCCCGCTTCCTTGGCCGAAAACTGAGTACTGGCCGCTACCGCGTGGGCCGTCCGCTCCATCTCCGCCCGCATCTTCGGCCCCACGTCCGACATGATCGCCAGGGACCGATTCATTTCTCCCGCAAATTCATTGGCCGCCTTCCCCATCCCGATCAGCCCGTAGGCTGCGCCAAAACCGAGCCCGGCTCCAAACATCGACGAGAACGGAGTCAACGCCCGCATCGACTTGTTAATCGTGCCTGTAAACATCGTCACATCGCGAGACGCGCCGTGCAGCCCAGAACGGAATCGCCCTGTATTCGCGACGACGTTGATTGCCAATGTGCCGACGTTCGCCATTACTTCTGTTTCCCCGGCCGGTTGAAAGCATTCACGGCCTGTTTCCAGATAGCTTTCATCTGCTCGATAGTCTGTTTGGGTTTCTTGGGGACACCATCGAACTCCGGCATGAAGTCAGCCGGTCGTACCGTGGCCCCTTTCTTGAGGTGCGGCGTCAGCATATTCGCAACCGTAATCCCCATCCGTAAGTCCGCGCGTCCTTGCGGCATCGGCTCGATGTGCGTATAGAGCGCTTGCCAATCGGTCAACTCGATCGCGTCCATGCTATCGAGCAACTGCCGGCGACTCATCCCGAGGGTTGCTGCAAGTCGGTACTCGAAGAGTCGCTCGGGATGCTTTCTAAGTTTTTTGCCGCTTCCTCAACTGCGCCTTTGCCCATCCGGTTGAGCTTGCGGCAAGCGTGGAATAACGGTTCCACTATCAACGTCGACCACTCACCCACTGCCACCGCCCCTTCTGTGGCGTTGGGGTAGATCAATTCGCCAGCCTCGTTACAAAGACACAGACAGACTAGTCGAGCCCCTATGTTTGCGACGTCCCGCTGCTTGCCATCGTCGACCGAATTCTCGTAGGCATCCCGGGCCCGAGCCGAGAGCGCGCGAATACACGCCACATCGTTCAATTCCGGAATCTCTACCTTTTCGATTGTCGGACCAAAGCCCTCGTATTGTTCCCGCGTTAGTGCCACGATCATCCCTTTCGAGTTAGAGTCATGCCGTTGGCGCGGCCGTACAGAATTCCACGGTAGTAGTGATTTCGCCGTCCATCGAACCGTTAGTTGCCACGCTCACGCATGCCGCCGCCGCAATTGAGCCGAGCGTTGAGCCTCCGATATCATTCCAGTCAACGTCGAGAACGCCGGCATCACCAACGGCGACGGTTACGCCGCCGACAACCTCGCACGTAACAGTTATGTCGGGGATACCGGGATCGTAAGCCTTGGCGGTCGACGTGGAATAAGTCACGTCCGCCTTAGCCGCTGAACTGGTTACCGAAATGCTCCGCAACGGCCCGATAGCGACCGAAGACAGCGTTATCGTTGCCCCATTAAAAGCATCGTCAGCCATTATCTCATACCGTCGTCCCCCGTGGACGCTTCCCGCTACAAAAGCGGCCAACCGGGGCGGGAACCCGGCTTTCGAGCGCTAACTCTAGGCCGCTGTATTGTGTCAATTGCACGCCTCGTCGAGCGCCATCAGCACATCGCGAAACGTGCCCTGACAAACTATCGTTTGCTCGTTATCCAAGATTAGTTGGGTGCACGGTTCACCCCAATCCGTCACTTCGATCGGCCGCATCCGCTGAATCAGGTCGATCCGCAGTACCTCTTCCCTCAGCGTCGGCGGCTCGTTTGCCCCTCGGCGGTTGAGAATTTGCAAGTGGATAAACATCATGCACCGTGTGAAAGTCTGTAGTCCTGGCTGATTCGGTAAAGCATCGCGTCATCCCCATGGTCCGGTGGTTCGGTCAAGTCGGTATCACTTTGCTGGTGGCACATGCTGATCGACGGCGTCCCATCCGTGTTACTCCACCCCGACAATGCCGTCGATACCGCATCGGCCACGGTCCTTGCATCATCCATGTCGTCCGCCCAACAATCCACCTGAAAACGATACCAACCAGTCGCCGTCGCACCCGTTGCGTGATTCACTATTTCCGATTCGATCCGCTGACAGGTCACCGCCGGCAGTGCCGAATCTCGCGGGCGTTGATACCGATAAATCCGCGTGCTCACTTCGTCGGTTAGCGTCGATGTCGCCTCAAGTTGGGTCTGGATTTGTGTTTCAACGCCCATGTCTGACTATATCCTGGCAAGTTTGCGGGCCTCGCGTTCGATCCCGTTGCGGATCTCCGTGCGCAAAGTGCCGGCCATTATATCGCGCGAACGGAGGTAGCTATGCCGCATAAACGGGCGAGGAGCAACCCCGCCCGTTTTGCTGCTCTCTTTTCGGCCACCCTCGACCAGATGGGCATACTTGACGGGGTCGGCGTATACCGGCTTACTGCCACCACCCGCACGCACGTGCGCAATCTGTGCTCGTCGTAACTTCTTTTTTCCTTCCTTATCAAGGCGTATGGCAAGTCGCCCAAATCCCGTGCGAGGCCCAATCGTCGCCCCTACCGCCCAGCGTGCCGTCTTAGACGTCCACATCCGATAGCCCAGCGACTTGAGCAAAAGACCGCTATCAATAGGCGGCGGATTCTCTCTCTTTATCCCCGCTTTGACTTCCTTGACCATCAATCTCGCGATTTTCATCACCGCCCCGCGGGCAACCCGCCGCTGTACTCTCACCGGCAACAATTCAAAATTCCGAATCAGTTCCCGCCCACCCAACAGCGACAAGGAGACTGCGGACCTGCCGGCCAGCCTGCCACTTGCATATCCAGCAGTCAGGTCTTGGATCGCGCCCATTACCGTGTTTCCTCCTCGACGTTCATTTCGTATATCACGCTTGCCTCTTCAATGTTTCGCGGCGGTTCCAGCAGCTTGAATGTCCGGCTGTCCCACACGATGCGGAAGTCGGCCGTCACCTTCTCGAAGTCGCTAAACAACCCGGTGATCTTGTGCGTAATGCTCGATGCTTGTTGCTGCGCCTCCCAATACTCGCGGCCAGCGAGCGGTTCAATCTTCACCCATGCCATCGCCCATTCAGTCCATGCCGTTGATATTTTGCCGGCCGTGACGGTTTCCGTCGGCTTCTCGATCCGAACGTGCTTGTTGCGTTGGCTTGGTTTGTCCGTGACCATCAGCATCATTTCAACTATGGGTGGAGCCTTGGCGTATCCTCGGCCACAATCGCTTCGGCCGTCGGAAACGCAAACACTTTTTCTACATTGTCGCCGTGGATCGCGTATTCCAAATTCCCGTAAAATGTGAACTCTACTTTTGGGCACGCCTTGACCACTGCCTGGGTAAACGGCCCGATGAAGTCCGCTGTTAGGTTTTCTTCGATCGCCTCTGCGCTATCGACGTCGGTGTCGAAATGGTGCCCGCTTGCCGCATAGCCCTCACACCCCACAAGATGTACATGCGTTGCGCCATTATTGATTGCATACTGCAAGCAGAACAGCCCCGATAATCGGGCCGCCGTGTACTTCCCCGGGATAAACTTCCACGGCCGCCATCCGCCAACTTCGGCAATAATCATTTCGTTGAACCATTCGAGCCCCCATTGCAGGCGTATCTCGTTGTTGCGGATGTGGCCGATCACATGACAACCTTGCTCTTTCAGTTGCTTGCTCGCGTCGCGGGATTCAAAGAATCGCCTAGAGCCGCGGCTGTCGTCGGTATCCATTCGTTCCGGGATTAGATCGAGCAGATCGCAGAAAAAATACACGTCCGGCGGCTTCTCGCCAAACAACGTATATCCCATGTTCGTCGTGATCGTTACGGCATCTGAATACTGCTCGCGTATCCGCGGAAACATCGTCGCACCAGGCGACGATCCGACGAGTATCCACTCTTGTCCGGCGGCTGGTTTTGTCACGTCCATTACCCTCCCATTGTCTCATAATACGCCCGTGCCATGGTGAGATCGTATGGCGTGTCAATCTCCACGGACCGCTCCTCCGGCATGACGTGTAGCCGCACCGTGCCATAAATCGCCAACTGTGCGGCCAAAAACGCCTCAACCCGATAGACGAAAATGCCGCCATTGAGCCGATACGTCGGCGGCCGATCCTGACGTCGCGGTGTCTCGTATATTCCACCCGGGGTCATCCACTCCACCCCGCGAGGAATCAGCCGCAGCTGGTGGATATGGCAGGGACAAACACTCACTACCACATCAGTTTCGGCATCTTTCAGCAACAACCCCACGGCCTGGTCGATATCTTCGGCACTAGTAAACGGCGTTGTGCATTGGAGTACTACGACGATTTCAGGGGCGGGAGCGATCGCCTCAATCGCATGGACCACGACCGGCGGTGTTAGTGCCGAATCAATAGCCAGCCGCGATGGCCGATGAATTACGGTAGCCCCGTACTCCGAGGTCACGGCAATTTGATTACTATCGGTCGAAACGTATACTGCATCAACCGATCGGCATTCGCGTGCTGCATTGATAGGCCAGCGTACTAGCGGCAACCCGCCTAGCCGTTGGAGGTTTTTATGGGGGATCCCCCTGGAACCACCCCGGGCGGGAATAATCGCGACCACGCTCATACCTCGGCCTCCTTGCGGTCTTGGCCTAGATACTCATGCGTGATATACACAATCCCTTCAAAATCCAAATGAATCGTCAACTCGCGGTCAGGTAGCTCGGGGATGCCGAGTCGCTGACAGAGCGCCTTAAACTCTGGCCATCCCCAAACCTCTTTCGCCGAGGTGGGATAATACTTCTTAATCATTCTCTTCTCCCGCTAGAGTACCCGCTGATTGGTATACGGAGATATCAAATTGGCAATGGCCGCGGCTGGGTAGTTTTCGCCCTCCCGCTCCGTATGCTGCCATAACGCATCCAGGAGGATTGCTTGCCGAATGGGTTCCGGCACGTCGTCCGGATCGTCGCCATACCCGGCAACTGACGTAACGGTAATAACGTCCGGATGGCTCCGGACGTCCGTTGGCCATGTCTGATCGTACTTGAGCCGAACGAAGCCCTGGCCGCAAAATATACCCAATTCGTAGACTGTATTTGCGACCGTCTCCGTATCACCATCGGTATCGATGTAGGCAACCGACGTAATGCTCTGGGCCGGCGACCAATGCAGTGCCATTTCCGGAGCAAACGACGTAAACCGGTCGACACACGTCTGAGTGAGTAAGGCACGCCACAGGCTGACCTCCTCGATTCTCTTCCTCGCGCTGGCGAGAAACGCGGCAAGCTGCTCATCTTGTACTTTTGACGTGATCCTGCACTTGTCGCGCAACTCGGCTACCGACACCGGTTCGGTGCTTGGTTCGGTTCGGCTTACCCGCGTGGACCGTAGCATGATCATCACTCATTGCTGCCCCTAGAGTTGCATCCGCCACCAAGAAGCGCCCGTCGTATACGTATCGGTCACAATGCCGGAAACAACTTGCAAGCTGA